CTTTATGAACTATCCAAAAGAAAAGAGAATGACTTATGTTAAAAAATATTATGACGCTATTTCGACTTTTAAAATTAATATTCCTACTCCCGTTATGGCTGGTGTGCGTACTCCTCTTAAGCAGTACGCTAGTTGTGTTCTTGTTGATACTGACGATACTTTACCTAGTATTTTCTCCAGTGATATGGCTATTGGACGTTATGTTGCCCAAAGGGCAGGAATCGGAATTAACGCTGGAAGAATTAGGGGTATTAACTCAAGGATTAGAGGAGGCGAGGTACAACATACTGGTGTTATCCCTTTCCTTAAAAAGTTTGAAGCAACGGTTAAGTGTTGTACTCAAAACGGAGTACGAGGCGGTTCGGCAACTGTTCACTTTCCAATTTGGCACCAAGAAATAGAAGACATTATTGTTCTTAAAAACAATAAAGGTAGTGAAGATAATAGAGTTAGAAAACTAGACTACTCTATTCAAATATCAAAATTATTTTATGAAAGGTTTATTAATGAAGAAGAAATTACATTATTTTCTCCACACGAATTACCTGAACTCTATGAGGCTTGGGGCTCGCCTGAATTTGATGAACTTTATAAAACAGCTGAAAGAAAAACAAGTATTAAAAAAAAGAAAGTAAGAGCACAAGATTTGTTTATGGACATATTAAAAGAGAGAGCAGAAACAGGTCGTATCTATATTATGAATATAGATCATTGTAATACTCACTCATCATTTAAAGATAGAGTTTATATGTCAAACTTATGCCAAGAGATTACTTTACCTACTGATCCCATACAACATATTGACGGCGAAGGTGAAATTGCGTTATGTATTTTATCTGCGATCAACGTAGGTACAATCAATAGACGTGATGAATTAGATGAATTATGCGAGTTAGCAGTGAGAGGATTAGATGAAATTATAGATCATCAAAAGTATCCTGTACTTGCTGCTGAAAAATCTACAAAGGCAAGAAGAAGTTTAGGTATTGGTTATATCGGACTAGCACATTATCTTGCGAAAAAAGGATACTCATACGAACAAAAGATGGGTTGGAAACAGGTAGATAAGTTAACTGAAGCATTTCAATATTATCTATTAAAGGCAAGTAACATTTTAGCGAAAGAAAAGGGTAAATGTGAATACTTTGATAGAACCAAATATTCAGATGGTATCTTACCAATAGACACTTACAAAAAAGAAGTAGATGAGGTTGTAACCAGAAATCTAACTTATGATTGGGAGTGGTTAAGGAAAGAAATCAAAGAGCATGGATTAAGACATAGCACACTCTCTGCTCAAATGCCTTCTGAATCATCTAGCGTGGTCTCTAATGCTACAAACGGCATAGAGCCACCTAGAGATTATTTAAGTATTAAGAAGTCTAAAAAGGGACCATTAAAACAAGTTGTACCTGATTATAAGAGATTAAAAAACAATTATACTTTGTTATGGGATATGAAATCAAATGAGGGTTATATTAACATAGTTGCAGTAATGCAAAAGTATTTTGACCAGGCAATTTCTGGTAACTGGTCTTATAATCCCGAACACTTTGAAGATGGACAAGTACCTATATCTCAAATGGCACAAGACTTATTGACAACTTATAGATTAGGTTGGAAAACTTCTTATTATCAAAACACATACGATGCGAAAAAAGATATTGATGAACCAGCGCATCCAGTAGGTTTCAATGATAATGTTCCTGAAGACGAACCTAAACAAGAGAATGAGGATCCAGAAAATTGTGATTCTTGTACTATATAATGTTTTTATGTGCTAACTTACCTCACATAGAGGTTTATGTAAAAAAAGAATTTTTACACGACCACGAAAGAGGTCACGGTGAACTTGTTGAAGGTGTATGGGTCACAGTAAAGTCTATACAAGGTAGAGCGTTGTATTTTGAAACATATCTACCAGAATATGGCGCAGTTTATGATAAGTTACCCTTATCAGCGTTTGTATGGAAAAAAGACTTTGAAGGCGACTTACCTTTAGAAGAATTAGAATTATGGGACTGTTTTAGTTATGATATAACAGTTATAGAAAAAAGATTATTAAAAGGACAAAGAGCGAAGTATTTTGCTCCTAGTAGAAAATGGTACGAGGGTATATATTTGTTTACGATTGATAGTTGCAATCCAGATTCAAATAGACTAAATACTACTTTTAGTGAAGTGCCAACGCAACATAAATCGTTTAACATTTTAAAATTGAATAATGGTTATTTTGCGGCTCAACCAAATAATAGAGTATTGGTTTTGGATAAATCATATACACCAAAGACTTTAAAGTTTCCAGACTTTAAAGTTTCTTCTATCGAATATTCCGTAGAAGATAAGGTAAAACAAACCTTTGGAGATGAAACAGAGTTTTTCTACGGAGTAAAAGATGAAAAATAGCTTACTAATACACAAGCACTTAATCGTTCGTGCTGAAGTTAATAACCCACCAAAAGATGTGGATCAGTTAACAGAATGGTTAAAAGAGTTTATTGCCTCAATCAATATGAAAATAATGTTGGGGCCATATGTGGCGTATAGTGAAACACCAGGTAATAGAGGAATTACAGGTGTCGCAGTTATAGAAACAAGTCACATTGCAATGCACGTATGGGACGAACCCGTACCTGCGATGATGCAACTAGACGTTTATAGTTGTGCTGAATTTAATCCTTATCTAATTGCTGATAAGTTAAAAAAAGACTTTGAAGTTGTAAGAATGGATTATAAATTTTTAAATAGAGAAACAGGATTAAAACCAATAAGATTAAATAAGGAATATATAGTATAATGGCAAGATCAGTTTTTAATAAAAGTAAAGATGTAAACTTCTTAAAGAATCCTATGTTCTTTGGAGAGGACTTAGCTGTACAAAGATATGATAGTATGAAATATCCTATCTTTGATAAGTTAACACAACAGCAGTTAGGTTACTTTTGGAGACCAGAAGAAGTATCTTTACAAAAAGATAGAAATGACTATCAATTATTAAGACCTGAACAAAAAAATATATTTACATCAAATTTAAAATATCAAACTATGTTAGATAGTGTACAAGGTCGTGGTCCTTGTTTAGCATTTTTACCTTTTGTATCATTACCAGAGTTAGAAGGCTGTATTGTTACTTGGGATTTTATGGAAACTATTCATAGTAGAAGTTATACTTACATTATAAAAAATTTATATCCAAATCCAGCAGATGTATTTGATACAATTATACAAGATGAAAAAATAGAAAAGAGAGCAAATTCAGTAACTAAATGTTATGATGAATTAATTGAAATTGGTTATAGGTATCAATTAGATAAATCAAAAGTTGATGAATATGATTTAAAGAAGAAGTTATGGAAGGCGTTAATTACAGTTAATATATTAGAGGGTTTAAGATTTTATGTATCTTTTGCTTGTAGTTTTGCTTTTGGTGAATTAAAACTATTAGAAGGTTCAGCAAAGATTATATCTTTTATTGCTAGAGATGAAAGTCAACACTTGGCAGTATCTCAAAGAATTATAAACAATTATAGAGATATAGAAAACGATAAAGTGATGAACAAAGTAATTAAAGATACAGACGAAGAAGTTTATAAAATGTATGATGATGCTGTACAAGAAGAAAAGAGATGGGCAACATATCTATTTTCTCAAGGTTCTATGATTGGATTATCAGAAAAACTATTACATCAATTTGTAGAATATATGGCGAATAGAAGAATGAAAGCAATTGGACTAAACCCAGTTTATAATCAAAAAATAAATCCATTACCTTGGGTAGATCATTGGTTAAATAGTAAAAGTACACAAAACGCTCCACAAGAAACTGAAATTGAAAGTTATGTTATTGGTGGTATTAAACAAGATGTTAAGAAGGATCAATTTAAAAAATTCAAACTATAATGCTTGAGAAACGACAAAAAACTTGTTCTAGTTGCGAAACTAAATATAAGATAGAATGGAATATAGAGGTCCAAGATTTGGAACCTTTAACTTGTCCGTTCTGTGGACACGAAGTAGAGGAACTAGAAGATGAAGAGCCAGTCTGGACAAACGAAACAGAAGACGATAATTGGAGTTGATTATAGTTTAACAAGTCCTGCGATTTGTATTACTGAAGATTTTAAATTTGAAAATAGTCAGTTTTTCTTTTTAACAAATAAAAAAAAGTATATAGGTCCTATGTCAAAAAATATTTTTGGTTTTGAGCATAAAGAATATATTACTCCTATTCATAGATTTAGTCAAATATCTGATTGGGTATTAGATACAATAAAAGAAACTTTCCACTCACCACAACAAGTATTCATAGAAGGTTATTCTTTTGGATCAAAAGGACAAGCAGTATTTCAAATTGCTGAAAATTGTGGTATATTAAAATATAGACTACAAGAATTAAAAATAGATTATGAAACAATTGTACCTAGTGTAGTTAAAAAAGGTGCAACTGGAAAAGGAAATGCCGACAAAGATTTAATGTATGAGTCATTTTCAAAAGAAACAAATACAAATTTAAAAAAAATATTTGATGTAGAAAAGATAGGTAATCCTGTCTCAGATATTGTTGATAGTTTTTACATCGCAAAAGTTGGTTATGAAAATTTTAAAAGCAAATAAAACAATTGAAGGTTATGAAACAAAATCTATAAGTGTAAAAGACTTAGATTATGGACATTGTGCTATTGACGCTCCTGGTTATGAAAAACTTGTAGAACGTATTGGTAAAGACGGTATGATATGGCCATTAATTGTAAATGGTATTAACATTAGATTTGGAAACAAAAGACTATTATATGCCAGAGTGAATGGATATGATATGGTAGATTGTGTTTTTGAAACTGATATAAGTAATTTAAATAAACTTGGTGATATGACGAGGATAAAATGAAGAAAGCGATTATAACAGGTGTAACAGGACAAGACGGTGGTTATCTAGCGAAACTACTATTATCAAAAGGATACAAGGTATACGGCGCTCAGAGGCGCAATACAGGTAAAAGATACTGGCGTTTAGATGAACTTGGTATTACAGATCAAATAGAATTTGTTGATATAGATTTAGGTGAACCTTATAATATAGAAAAAGTTTTAGATCAAATACAACCAGACGAGTTTTACAATCTTGCTGCTCAATCATTTGTAGGTTTATCATTTGAACAACCACAAGTTACTACAATCACAAACTCTTTAGGTGTTTTAAGTATATTAGAAGTTATAAGAAACAAATATCCAAAGATTAGATTTTATCAAGCATCAACAAGTGAGATGTTTGGTAAAGTAACTGAAACTCCACAAAAAGAAACAACAAGATTTTATCCTCGTAGTCCATATGGTTGTGCTAAAGCATATTCACATTTTTTAACAGTTAATTATAGAGAAAGTTATAATCTATATGTTTGTTCAGGTATATTATTTAACCACGAAAGTCCAATGAGAGGTGAAGAATTTGTAACAAGAAAAATTACAAAAGGTTTAGTAGAGTGGACTAAAACAGGTAAAGTATTAGAACTTGGTAATTTAGAATCATATAGAGATTGGGGTCACGCTGAAGATTATGTTGAAGCAATGTGGTTAATGTTACAACAAGACGAAGCAGATGATTATGTTATTTCAACAGGTAAGACTATCCAAATTAAAGATTTTATTACAAAATGTTTAGATGAATTAAATGTCAAATATGAATTTAAAGGACACGAAGTATTAGATGAAAAAGGTAATCATATCATTAAAACTAATCCTAAATTTTTTAGACCAGCAGAAGTGGATTTACTAGTAGGTGATAGTACAAAGGCAAATCAAAAATTACTTTGGAAACCAAAACATACTTTAGATTCATTAGTTAAAGATATGATTAGTGCAGACTTGAAAAGATATGGATAATTTTTTTATAACAACATTTAATAAAAAATTGTATGATGATTACGCTCATCAATTTGTTCAAACATATATTGATACTAAACAAACGATTAAAGTAATTTGTTATGTAGAAGACGATACTAAATTTACAGATCACTCAAACTTTACTTTTGTAAATATATTTAAAGAAGAACCAGAGTTAAGACATTTTGTTACAAGACATAAAGATAAAACTTGGATAGACGACAGTGACTTTTTACAAAACGCTGTACGATTTAGTTATAAAGTATTCGCACAATATCACGCAAGTAAATTAAAGAAAAAGTTTATGTGGTTAGACGCAGATAATATATTCATCAAACAAATACCAGATAACTTTATGGATACATTTATTCCTGGTAATACATTTACAACTTTTTATGGTAGAAGTCATTACACAGAATGTGGTGTATTAGGTTTTAATTGTACATTAGATATTAGTAAAACATTTTTTGAAACTTATATAAATCATTATATCAAAGATACAATTTGGAATATGGAAAATAAAACTGATTGTCACGCATTTGATAGAACAAGAAGTATAGTAAAAGTAAAAGAAAGAAACAAAGGCGATGGACAAGGTGGACACGTAATCGCTAGAGATAAAGAAATAAACCCTTATATAGATCACAAAAAGGGTAAAAGAAAATATAAACCAAATAGTCCAGAATGGGTAAGGCAAAATGAAAGCAGGTAAAATATGGGGTCAAACAGAATTGATCCACGCAAATGGAGTTTTAGAATTTCATAGAATAGAATTTAAGAAAAATGTAGCTTGTTCAAAACATAAACACAAATATAAATGGAATGGATTTTATGTTGAATCAGGTAAGATGATGATAAGAGTTTGGCAACAAGGAAAACAAGAAGGTCTAATTGATGAAACAATATTAAATGCTGGTGACTTTACAAGAGTTAAACCAGGACTATTCCACGAATTTATAGGATTAGAAGATGGAGTAGCGTTTGAATTATATTGGGCAGAATTTGACCATAACGATATAGAAAGAGAAAGTCAAGGACATAGAGTAAATGAATAAAAAAATATTAATAATGGGATTACCAGGTTCTGGTAAATCTTATCTGGCGGATAAACTGGCGCCAATGATAAATGCAGTTTGGTTAAACGCAGATAGAGTAAGAGAAGAAGCGAATGATTGGGACTTCTCACCAGAGGGTAGACAAAGACAAGCAAATAGAATGAAGACTTTAGCGCAAGCTGCTTTAGATGAAGGTAAACACGTTATTGCTGACTTTGTGTGTCCGACACCAAAAACAAGAGAAGATTTTGGTGCCGATTATACAGTATGGGTGGATACAATTAAAGAAGGTCGTTTTGAAGATACAAACAAAATGTTTCAACCACCTGAAGAATATGATTTTAGAGTACCAACTCAAAACGCAGAACTATGGGCAATTCGTATTGCAGATCAAATACAAGAATATAAATGGGATAATAGAAAACCTACAGCTCAAATGTTAGGAAGATGGCAACCTTGGCACGAAGGACATCAAAATCTATTTGAAGAAATTATAAAGAAAACAGGTCAAGTTAATATTCAAGTTAGAGATGTATTAGGTGTAGGTGATAATCCTTTTGATTTCGATACTGTAAAAGAAAATATTGAAAAGGCTTTGATACCTTATAAGAATAGAATAAAAATAACTTTAGTACCTAATATAACTAATATATGTTATGGTAGAGGAGTAGGTTATAAGATAGAGGAAATAGTATTACCTGAAAATATACAAAAGATTTCTGCTACGGAAATAAGAAAGAAAATGAGAGAAGAAGGTAAGTTATGATAAACATTTTTATAGGTTATGACAGTAAAGAACAAATCGCATATCACGTATTATCACAAAGTATATTACGTCACTCTACTAGGCCTATAAGAATAACACCTTTATATCAGCCAAATATAAAATATGAATTTAGTAGAGAAAGAAGTAATATAGAATCTACTGAATTTTCTTTTAGTAGATTTATCGTTCCACATTTAATGAATTATCAAGGTTGGGCATTGTTTATGGATTGTGATATGTTAATGAAAGCTGATATATCAGAATTGTGGTCATTAAGAGATGATAGATATGCTGTTCAAGTTTGTAAACACGACTATATTCCAAAAGAAAAGACAAAGTTTTTAGGACAAGTACAAACAGTTTATCCTAAAAAGAATTGGTCTAGTTTTATGTTAATGAATTGTAGAAAGTGTACAGCGTTAACACCTGATTATGTAAACACTACAACAGGTTCTCAATTACATCAATTTAAATGGTTAGATGACGAAGAACTAATAGGTGATTTACCATTAGAATGGAATTGGTTAGTGGGTGAATATGAACATAAAGAAGATGTAAAAAATATTCATTATACAAAAGGTGGTCCTTATTTTAAAGATTATATGGATTGTGATTATTCATCTGATTGGTATAATGAATATACACAAATGGTTAAAATAGAGTTAGAGTAATGCAATTAGAATTTGGTGGCGGAGAAAATCCTAGACAAAAAACATACACACAGGTAGATGTAAGAAAATTAAATGACAATACAATTGTATGTAACGCTTGGGATATAGAAAAACACGTTGAAAAAAATA